TGGTATCAAAATGGCAAGCGTCATCGCGAAGATGAGCCTGCTATTGAATATGCTAATGGTGATAAGTCTTGGTGGCAAAATGACAATCTTCATCGGTTAGATGGGCCTGCTGTTGAATATGCTAATGGTGACAAGCGTTGGTGTATTGACGGTAAAGAGCTTACTGAAGAAGAATTTAACAATAGAAATAACAATGTAGAAGTAACTCTCGAGGATATCGCCGAAGCTATGAACATCGACGTTGATAAGCTCCGTATTAAGGAACACTAATATAATAAAATTATGGAAGAGTACAAAGTAAAGGTATATGCTAATGGTAATAGGGATTGGTATCAAAATGATAGGCTTCATCGTGAAGATGGGCCTGCTATTGAATATGCTGATGGCGGTAAAGAATGGTATCAAAATGATAGGCTTCATCGTGAAGATGGGCCTGCTATTGAATATGCTGATGGCAGTAAAGAATGGTATCAAAATGATGAGCGTCATCGGTTAGACGGACCTGCTATTCAATATGTTAATGGTTATAAGGAATGGTATATCGACGGTAAAGAACTTACCGAGGAAGAGTTTAATAATAGAAATAACAATGTAGAAGTAACTTTGGAGGACATTGCCAAAGCTATGAACATTGATGTTGATAAGCTCCGTATTAAGGGAATGCATATATAATAAAATTATGGAGACAATAATTGAAGAAGTTTTAGGATTCGTAATGGGGATAGTATTAATCGTTGGTATTATCTTTGTTCTTGCCGAACTAATATACAGGAAGTAGGAACACTAATATAATAAAATTATGGAAGAGTACAAAGTAAAGGTATATGCTAATGGTAATAGGGATTGGTATCAGAATGGCAAGCGTCATAGGTTAGATGGGCCTGCTTCTGAATATGCTAATGGAACAAAGTATTGGTATCAGAATGACAAGCGTCATAGGTTAGATGGGCCTGCTTCTGAATATGCTAATGGAACAAAGTATTGGTATCAGAATGACAAGCGTCATAGGTTGGACGGGCCTGCAATTGAATGGGCTAGTGGCTGTAAGTGTTGGTATCAGAATGACAAGCGTCATAGGTTGGACGGCCCTGCAATTGAAGAAGCTAATGGTTATAAGTCTTGGTGGCAAAATGGTATGCGCCATCGTCTAGACGGGCCTGCAATTGAATATGTTAGTGGATATAAGGCATGGTATATCGAAGGTAAAGAGCTTACCGAAGATGAGTTTAACAATAGAACTAGCAATGTAGAGGTAACTCTTGAGGATATCGCCGAAGCTATGAACATTGATGTTGATAAGCTTCGTATTAAGGAACACTAATATAATTAGATCATGGAGACAGTAATTGAAGAAGTTTTAGGATTCGTAATGGGGATAGTATTAATGGTTGGTATTATCTTTGTTCTTGTCGAACTAATATGTGATTGACGGACAGGAAGTAGTAACACTAATATAATAAAATTATGGAAGAGTATAAAGTAAAGGTAAATCAATATGGCTATAAGTTTTGGTATCAAAATGGTAAGTTTCATCGGTTAGATGGGCCTGCTGTTGAATGGGCTGGGCACAAGGATTGGTATCAAAATGGTAAGTGTCATAGATTAGACGGTCCTGCTGTTGAATATGCTAATGGAGATAAGTTTTGGTATCAAAACGATAAGCGTCACCGTGAAGATGGACCTGCTGTTGAATATGCTAATGGCGGTAAGCGTTGGTATATCGACGGTGAACAACTTACCGAAGAGGAGTTTAACAATAGAAATAACAAAGTAGAAGTAACTCTTGAGGATATTGCGAAAGCAATGAACATCGATGTGAAGAAACTACGTATTAAGGAATAAGATTATGCAAGAATATAAAGTAAAAGTATATCCTGATGGTGATAAGCATTGGTATCAAAATGGTAAGTTTCATCGCGAAGATGGACCTGCTATTGAACTTGCTAATGGCGATAAGGAATGGCTTCAAAATGACGAGCTTCATCGCGAAGACGGTCCTGCAATTGAATGGGCTAATGGCGATAAGTTTTGGTATCAAAATGACTTGCGTCATCGCGAAGACGGCCCTGCTTATGAATGGGCTAATGGCGATAAGGAATGGTTTCAAAATGACGAGCTACATCGACTAGATGGACCTGCAATTGAATATGCTAATGGACGCAGGGCATGGTTTATTGACGGTAAAGAGCTTACTGAAGAAGAATTTAATGAGGCTGTAGATTCAAAGAAACGAACTAGACGTAGACGTAAAATTGATTATGGTGACCTGACAGAAGAACAATATGAACAGCTCAAACTTAAATACACACAAGATATCATCGACGGAGTGTGTGGTATAGGTATCAGCTTTATTACATGGATGGATTCATGTGGCTATAAACACGAAGGAAGATTCAAATTCATACGCAAGGAACACTAATATAATAAAATTATGGAAGAATATACGGTAAAAGTAAATGACTTTGGAACGAAGCTTTGGTATCAAAATGATAAACTACATCGGTTAGATGGACCTGCTATTGAACAGACTAATGGAAGTAAATTTTGGTATCAAAATGATAAGCGTCATCGGTTAGATGGACCTGCAATTGAAGAAGCTAATGGAACAATGTATTGGTATATTGACGGTAAAGAGCTTACCGAAGAAGAGTTTAACAACTTCCGAGGAGAGACCATCAGCGATAGGATGAAACGATTAGAGGATTTATACGACTGTTTAGCAAAATTATCAAAATGGGATTACAAAGAATTAGCATCTGCAGTAAATGATGAAGTTGATAAGCTTCCTCGATATGGAACAACCGATTAATATATATATGAATAAAGACTTTCAAAAGGCAAGAAAATACGCGTATTTGCAAAAAGTGGAAAATAGTAAAATTCGCACAAGCGCAAATTCTGAATACACACAAATCGTCACCGAAGATATGGAAGTCTATTTCTTCACCAACGACGAATTAGAAAATGCAAAATTAAGAGCTACTAAAAATCCGGAAGATCAGAAACTTGTTGAAATTACGTATGTCGGAAAAGAATTATTGTAAAATATAGTTGATTTTATTATGTACAAATGGATAAAAATAGTATAGAATATATATATGCACAATGTTAGCGATATCCGAAATGAGTTTATTAAGCTCTACAATAACAAAGAATTTGTTATAGATAAAAGTGGTGTAAAAACACTTGAATACATAGGTTCATCCTTCAATGCAGATGAGTCTGCTATCTTTGGAAAACCAAATAAAGACTACATCAAACGTGAAATTGATTGGTATACTTCCCAATCTTTGGACGTCGATGATATTGAAGGTAAAACGCCGAAAATTTGGCAAGATATTTCATCCCGTTCTGGTCTCATACATTCTAATTATGGTTATCTTATCTACTCAGATGAAAACGAAAACCAATATGCGAGTTGTTTAAATGCGCTATTGGATGATAAGAATACCCGCCGTGCGATTATGATCTATACTCGGCCTCAAATCCAAAGAGAGTATGACAATAATGGTATGTCTGATTTCATATGCACTAACAGCGTACAATATGTTATTCGCAACAATAAGCTCCATGCTATCGTCAATATGCGTAGTAATGATGTTATTTTTGGTTATCGAAACGATTGGGCATGGCAAAAGCACGTATTATCTAAACTCGTTAAAGAGTATAACGCCACGGCTCGACTCCGTCACATTAATTATGTAGGTGTTTCTGCTGGAGATATCACATGGCAGATAGGATCTTTACATGTCTATGAACGACACTTCAAATACATTGAAGATGAAATTTCTAAGCGTGTTAGAATGTCACACAACAATTCACTTGCTGACAAAATACTATAACATTATGAATGATAATTATAAACACAAATTATGTTTCGTTGATCTTGAAACAACAGGTTTAGACCGAAAGAAAAACGACATTTTTCAACTTTCTGCGATTATTACAGATCCTTCTGGTGATAATGTGTTGGATAAAATCACACTGACTTTTAAACCATACCAACTCAACGATTATGAAGAAGCTGCATTTGAGAAAACCGGTGTCACCCTTGAATATTTAAATTCACTTGAACTTGATTCTCTGACAGCAAGGGATATGTTTATAGATTTTCTTAAAAAACATGTAGACCCATTTAATAAAAGCGATAAGCTTCAGTTTATTGCTTATAACGCACCATTTGATTCTGAATTTTTAAGAGAATGGTGGAATAAAGCAAACGATCCTTATTTTGGAAGCTTATTTTGGAATCCACCTATCTGTGTTATGCAAGCTGCAGCGTGGTTTGTACGCCGCGTCAGAGGAGCTTTATTTAATTTTAAATTGGGAACAATTTGTGAAGCTGCTGAACTAGGGTGGGATGAGTCTAAAGCGCATGACGCAGAATACGATATTACAAAGACTCTCGAGCTTTATCGGTATTTGTCTAAAACGATGCATTAATTGTTTAACTAATATTGTGTACAAGACTAAAAAACTATGGTATAATTAACTTATGAAAAACAACGCCAAAGACTACAAAACCAAAGTAAAAAAACGTAAGCGAATCCACGCTAAAAGTAAAACATCTCATTTAAAACAAAGTAAACTCTATAAAAAGAAATATAGAGGACAAGGAAAATAAACGTAAACAAATATGGGAAAAACAACATTATCACAAATGAACGATAAAGAATCTTCCGATCAACACGCAAACCGCGCATACACGTTTGCAAATTACATAGGACTTAATAACACAGTCGCGACTAAACCCTTAACTCCTGCTGACGTTCTTAAAATGTGTTCAGATCTTCAAATTAAAAAATCAAATGACTATCAAAACCCTCATTCGATTATACGCCAAGCTGATTATTATCCTCGTGGCGTATCTTCTATTCTCGATATCATCCACGCAAAAACTTTGCGGATGCGTTCTGTGATCGAAGCAATTGAAAGTGATGATAAGTATACAGAAAACTTCGAATCGATTGAAGATTCAGCTATGGATTTAATCAATTACGCTTCCTTTCTTGTGGCGTATATGAATGGAGGTATCGATGGCCAAGATGTCGACCGTGATTTTCTTAATAGAAAGGTTAGTGAAAAATAGATGAAAAACATATCAATCATTTTAGGTAGAGGCATTGAAGGTTGCGGCGTAACGAAATTTACTATCGAACAATGTAAATACTTTGAAAAAAGCTCGGCATATAAATATAAGGTATTTGCGTCTAAGGATAAATCTTGGACTCGTAAAGACGCGCATTCGACAAATTATATTCAACAACTTAAGTTCGCTAATGATGATGATGTTGACGAAATGATTAAAGAGATTAACGAAAGTGACATCGCAATAATAAATTCTTTACCAGCTTCAAGTTTAAAGGAAAAGCCAATTGAAAATTTTAAAAGAATGCTCGAACAAATCGATGTGCCAGTCGTTCTTATCCAGCACGATCATTCAATGCAGTCTATTCGCCGCAATGCAGCACTAGACGAAGCGATTAAGAAGGCAGATATTATATTTGTGCATTCAACCTCAAACGATTTTGCTAAATATGCCCGCGAAAAAGTTGGTGGTGGAGTAACACTTTTTGGTACAGAACCTGGCACGCCAATTATTGCATTTCAGCCAGGAATGTATTTTGACGATGTTAGAAATAAGTATTGGAAATCTGAATGTCTTAATCCTAAACATCACAAATGGATTGGGCGAACTACATCTTGGAAAGGCTATCAAGAAATGTTTAAATACCACAATGCACACCTTGCGCCACAGGGTATGTTAACCACATTTGAAGGAATTGAACGTTCTCCTGCGTATCTTGGTTTTAGGGAATTGTCTGTCTTCAAAGGATTACTCGGAGAAAATATTGACACTTACGACTTTAGCGATGGGTACGGTAGCGACGTACACGTTTTTGGTCCTTATATTCAAGAAGAAATGCTTGAAAGAATGTCTAACGTTGGATTTGGTTATCAGCTTTCAAGAATGAAAGAACATTTTATTCAGAGGTCAATTGAGTATACACATTGTGAAGTTGTTTGCACTGGTACTATTCCAGTTTTCAATAAAAGGTATGGCGATGCATGTACACACAGGCTATATAATAAAAAACTTACTGCCTGTGAAAACAGTGGAACTATTTGGCTCGACGAAAACAACCTTGAAGAAAATCTAAATCAGATGCTTGAAATTAATAACGATACGGCTCTTCGTGAAAAAATGAGAAATGAAGCTTACAGTTTTTATAAATCCCACCAAGACGCATCTTACACGTTTAATGATATGATGGTTTCAATAGCTGAAAACATAGACGTTTAGAATCGATAAATAAAAAAACATGAATAACAGTATCACCCACGCAGCGATTGTGCCACTTATTGGTGGACTCCCTTTAGCTATGGAAAGCGTATTCGGCAAAAAGCCGGAGTACGTTTTATCATATACGCCATTTGAGGCAAATGATTCTCAATATCTCGCACACCACTCAAACACATTACCTTATTATCAGATAGACAAAATGACTCATGAAAATTGGATTCCTAAAAAGCCGATTGATGTTGTTGGTGCTACGTGCCCTTGCGCTGGATTATCTTCTCTAAGTCCATCAGCGTCCACAGATAACAAAGCAAATGATTGGATGGTGGAATCAGCCAAGTTTGTGTTAGGTAAAGTTAAGCCGAAGGTATTTTGGGGAGAAAACGCACCTCGGCTTGCTTCTAAAATGGGAGAACCAATTGTAAAAAAACTACGCCTTATTGCTAAGAAACACGGTTATACGTTATCTCTATATAAGACTAAATCTAAAATGCATGGCCTTAGCCAAACCCGTGATAGAGCGTTTTATTTCTTTTGGCGTGGAAAAGAAATTCCTTATCACAATTTCTTTTTTAGAAACTACGAAAAGGTTGAAGACACAATCGCTAATACGCCATTCCGCGAAGACGATTGTATGAATCAATTGACAAATTCTCGTAAACCTTCTGAAAACCCCTTTTATCGATATGTTCTTGAAGAAATTGAAGGAGGCATTAGTCATGAAGAATTTCAGAAAAAGATTGAAAGAAGCATTAATCCTCTCGACTATTTAGAAAACCACGGCGTTAAATACGAGACTGTTTCTAAGTGGATGGACAAAAACGGTTATACCAAAGAAGCTAATAGATGTTTAGAAATTCACAAAAAGCTTGAGTCTGGAGGAAATATCATGAGAAAAACCACAGAAATTCCAAAGGATTACATTGGTGCATTCGTTGGGCATATGCCAATGTGGCTTACTCATCCAACTGAAGATCGATATCTCACCATTCGTGAATGTTTAACAATTATGAAAATGCCTAACGACTTCCAATTACAGGGAGGCAAAAAAAACCTTAACATGATTTGTCAAAACGTCCCAGTGACAACTGCTATGGATATGTCACAAATTATTTATGATTGGCTAAATGGAGAATTGGATTCTAAAAAGGCTGAATTTGCTGTTTTTGATAATAGAAATCAAACTTACGATTTTGAAGAAATCCCACAAACATTAGAAAAATTCATATAAGGTAATTATGTTATGTACAAGTAGCGAAATTTATTATATAATAGAAGTAGAAAATAAAGAAACAATATGTCATTATTAGAAAAACTAAAAAAATCGTCACGATCTAAAGAAGTAGCAATTCTTTCAGAATCAAAACTTTTCTCTGAAAAGGAACTCACACAAACACCAGTGCCAATGATCAACGTAGCGTTATCAGGCACAATTGATGGAGGATTAGCGTCTGGCCTAACAGTTTTGGCTGGCCCGTCAAAACACTTTAAAACATCCTTTGCTTTGTTAATGGCTGCAGCCTATCTTAAAGAACACAAAGATTCTGTTTTACTTTTTTATGATTCAGAATTTGGTTCTCCTCAAGCGTATTTCGAATCTTTTGGAATTGATACTAATCGGGTGTTGCATACACCAGTTACAAACATCGAAGAATTGAAATTCGATCTTGTACATCAGTTGAATGAAATTTCTAGGAAAGACAAGGTGATTGTTGTTATTGATTCTGTAGGAAATATTGCATCAAAGAAAGAAGTAGAGGACGCAGAAAATATGAAATCTGTTGCAGATATGACAAGGGCCAAGGCACTTAAAGGTCTATTCCGCATGATTACACCTATGTTAACACTGAATGATATCCCATTGCTTGCTATTAATCACACTTATATGGAGCAAGGATTATTTCCAAAGGCTGTTGTAAGTGGCGGAACTGGTGTAATGTATTCTGCTGATAACGTTTGGATTATTGGACGTAGACAAGATAAAGATGGTGCTGAAGTAAAAGGATATCACTTTGTAGTTAATGTCGAAAAGTCACGATTCGTAAAAGAAAAATCAAAAATCCCTATCTCAGTTTCTTGGGAAGGTGGTATTCAAAAATGGTCTGGTTTATTAGATGTTGCTCTAATAGGCGGATATGTTATTAAACCTAAAAATGGTTGGTATCAAGCCAGAAACCCTAACACAAATGAAGAGCTTTCTACAAATGTTAGAGCTAAACAAACCCTTAAAAAGGAATTCTGGGCACCGGTATTTGAAAATACAGACTTCGCGGCGTATATTGAATCCCGCTTTAAGATCGGAAATGTTGAAATGGTAATAGAAGAAGGAGAAGAAGACAATGGCGGCGAATAAAATTGATATAGACAAATATGTGCAATTTGTTGAGAAGGGTGATAGCGAACTTTATGCATTGAAAATCATAAAAGGTACTTACACCGATGTAATATATACATATGGGAAAGTAGAGATAAAAGGTTCAGTTGATCACCCAGTTTTAAAATTTGATTTTATTATCAACGAACCATCAAAGGGCAAAAGAAAAAAGAAGTTAGAAAAGTCCAAAGCATTTAAAACACTTATAGGTGATATTCTTGTCAACCTTATTGAAGAAAAAATTGATGACAAACCTGCAACAACTGATAATTAAAACAATAACGGCCGATGAAATATATTGCCGAAAAGCATTACCTCATATTAAAGCTGAGTATTTTGAAAACGAATATAAACCTGTTTATGAGCTTATCTTAAGTTTCTTATCAAAATTTAATAAATTGCCAACATCCTCTGCGCTAAGTGTGGAGTTCCAAAAGAGTGATTTTATAAATAGATCTAATAGTAATGATATACACAATTTAATACTTGATCTGGAAAATAATGAGAAAGTTGACAGAGAATGGCTACTGAACTCTACCGAGGAATGGTGCAAAAATAGAGCAGTCTATCTTGCAATCATTAAATCAATCGGCATCATCGATGGAAAGGAAAAAGAACTAACTGATGGTGCTATCCCCGGAATCTTATCCAAGGCACTACAAGTGTCTTTTGATACGAATGTTGGCCACGATTATTTTGAAAACGCAAATAACAGATACGAATTCTATCATACGCAAGAAGATAAAATCCCCTTCGACATATCGCTACTTAACACCATTACAAAAGGAGGTGTTTCGAATAAAACTCTCAATATTATTCTGGCGGGCACTGGTGTGGGAAAAAGTTTGGCGATGTGCCACTTTGCTTCTGCCAATATCTCCGCTGGACGCAATGTTTTATACATTACTCTTGAAATGGCAGAAGAAAGGATTGCTGAGCGAATCGATGCCAATTTACTTGACGTCCCGATTGATCAACTTGAGACGTTGCCTAAACAACTTTTTAATTCCAAAGTTGATCAGATCAAAGAGAAGTCTCGAGGAAAGCTTATCGTTAAGGAATACCCAACAGCGACAGCACACGTAGGTCACTTCCGCGCCCTTTTAGATGAACTAAAACTCAAAAAGGATTTTAAACCCGATGTCATATTTGTTGACTATCTCAACATCATGGCATCAGCACGTATCAAAGGTCTAGGTGGTTCGGTGAATACCTATTCGTTAATTAAAGCAATTGCTGAAGAGTTACGAGGTCTTGCTGTAGAAACTAATGTTCCTGTTTGGTCTGCAACACAGGTAACGAGAACAGGTTTTGGTAATACTGATGTTGAGTTAACTGATACTTCAGAATCATTTGGTTTGCCTGCAACTGCTGACTTAATGTTAGCACTTATTTCGACAGAACAACTTGAAGAAATGAATCAGCTCATGGTTAAACAATTGAAAAACCGATATAACGATCCTACACAAAATAAAAGGTTTGTTGTTGGAATTGATAGGTCAAAAATGCGGCTATACGATGTAGAGGATTCTGCTCAGACACTTTCGAGTGATGAAATTACTCATACTCCAGTTTCAAATAAAGATTTTTCAGCCTTTAAAATATAATGATTGCAGTATATGGATTAGATAAAGAGCGAAAAGCTATGGTAAAGTCGCTTTGTGATTATACCATCCAGTTATTAATGCCAAGGATGAAAAACAAATTGAACATTAAATTCAAATTTATCGATGATTTAGTTTCAAGCGATGGTGTTTATGGTGATTGCGAATGGTTAGAAGAAACGTGTAGACGCCCTAGAAACTTTGCTATTCGAATCGATTCATCACAGGAAAACCAGCTAATGTTAGAAACTGTGGCTCATGAACTTGTACACGTAAAACAGTATGCCCGTGGAGAAATGAAAGAACTTGTTAGATCATCTAAATACACCAGATGGAAAGGTAAGGATATCAACCACCGCGAATTAAACTATTACGATCAGCCGTGGGAAATAGAAGCACATGGTAGAGAGACGGGTATATTCATTAGATGGCTAAGCGAAAGCAGATGGAAAAAGTGTAAATGGTGCAAATATTGAAAGCTCATTTATTATAAATAGAATTGAATACTACACACAATGGGAAAAATGCTAGAATTTAAAGACTATATAACAGAAGACATATCAACCGGATCTCTAGAAAAAGCCAAAACACTAATTTTAAAATACCTTCGCAAAAAGACAGGTACTTCAAAAATGTTTGCAACTTTAGGATTAGAGAAATATAAAAACACAAACGGCGCAGGTTACGGATTACGTTTTTACGCACCAGGGAAAAAGATAGAATCTTGGAGATTTAACTGGGTAAACGTTGGAGGTGCTAATAGTAGCAACTTAGCTTCAATAGATTTTTGGAATGGTTCTACTCAAGGACCGACATATCACCTCTCCTTTGATCGTGATGTTTCTTTAGTTAAAATTCTTCCACAGGTAGCGGATATGCTTAAATCCGGAAAGATTACAACTGGTAAATTTTCTACATATCCATCAGACATCCCACTTAATGAAGATGCAGAATTAGAATCAGCTGAAGTGTTATGTGAAGCAGTTGATCCTGATGATGCGTATGATAATGTTATAACATTAGTATCAAGTCCTGGATTCACCAAACAGAAGGTTTTTAAAGTTTGGAAAAGCGTAGGTATTAAAATATTTGATGAGTTAGAGTCTCAGAATCCTGCCCTAATTAAAAAAGTTGGTCGTCAATATATTTGGAAAGGTAAAAAGGCAGATGTTAAAAAACTTTTATTGCAGAAACAAACAATTCTTGATTCAATTGGTGTAGTTACTGGTAAAGTTAAAGGCGGTTCTTCGACTGAAAGATACGCTAAAGACGCACAAATTGACGAACTAGAATCACAGCGCGAAAAACTTACATATGAAAACCAATTAAATGATCTAGAAAATCTTATTAAGATGACCGCGTCTGGCGCATCAAACGCACTGTTTATTGCAGGTCGAGGAGGTATAGGTAAAACATATACTGTAGAAAAGGTGTTAGGCGAAATTGGTCTTTCTGACGGACAAGGTTACTTTAAAAACACTGGTACTGCATCAGCTGCAGGTATATATTCTCTCCTGTTTAAATACAAAGACGAAATCGTGCTATTCGATGATTCCGACGATGCTTTAAAAGATCAAGAAGCACGGAACATGTTTAAAGCTGCGACCGATACTAAAAAGGTAAGAAAGCTAGTGTGGAATAAAATGGGTAAGAATGTCGTTGATCCAGATGAGGATATGACTGATGAGGAAATCCTTGATCAAGGGAAAATCCCACGTTATTTTGAATTTACGGGTAAAGTCATATTCATCTCCAAC